TCCATTCTATCTTGATACACTCAAGCATCATGCAATGCAGGCTGATACATGGCATATGAGGTATCCCAACAATAGTACTGATAAACATCTAAAGATGGATATCATAGAGAATGAGGTTAAGCAACCTCTTCTCGCTGGTCTTGCGATGGGATTGCTGATACACCTGTATGGTATTCGGCAAGACTTATTTCTTCCTGATGTGTCATACTGTGGTATCGGACTCAAGGATCGTTATAGGTTAGACAATCCACATACAGATCATAATGATCAAACTGACTATATCAAGATATTTGGTGTACTTAACAGTGATTGGAGTTCACAGGATGGTGGCCTGTTCATGCATGGAGATCAAGCGATACCATGTTTGCCTTGTACATTTATTGTATTTGATCCACGTATCACACATCACGCATCTGAAATTATGTCAGATAAAAAGAGATTGGGCATTGACTTTACAGTAAAAAAGGTGTAAGATACTTCTATGAATTTTTATACGAATGTAATACAGTGGGGAAATAGTTTATTGGTTCGTGAGGTCAGGGATGGCCAACGCATGAATTCTAAGGTGAAGTATTCGCCTACTCTGTTTTCCCCTGTACAACAAGAGACAGGATACAAGACACTTGATGGTAGTCATGTACTACCTACACAATTTCATAACATTAAGGCTGCAAAGGAATGGATTGAGTCTCACAAGAGTCAACCAGAGCTAGTGTACGGCAACACACAATACCCCTACTGTTATATTTCCGATACCTACAAAGGAGTAGTTGATTGGGATATGGAAAAAATCCTAATGGTGACTATTGATATAGAAGTCAAATGCGAGAATGGATTTCCCTCACCTACTGAGGCTGTAGAAGAGATGTTGTCCATCACAATCAAGAATCATCAGAACAAAAAGATCGTGGTGTGGGGTATTGGTAAGTTCGAAACAGATCGTGAAGACGTTACCTATGTTGAGTGTGAGAGTGAAGTACATCTGTTTAAAGAGTTTCTTATCTTCTGGGAGAAGCATCAACCAGATGTGATTACGGGATGGAATTCTGAATTCTTTGATATTCCATATATCTGTAATCGTATCATTCATCTGTTTGGTGAGGATGAACTGAAACGTCTATCTCCTTGGGGAAGTGTTCAAGAGAGAGATGTTTACAAGCTTGGACGCAACCATCAGACTTATAACATACAGGGTGTTGCTGCACTTGATTACTTTGACCTGTATCGCAAGTTCACATATTCTGCACAGGAGTCCTATCGACTAGACCACATTGCAAAGGTAGAACTGGGCGAGAGTAAGGATGGTAATCCATACGACACGTTTAGTGAGTGGTATCAAAAAGATTTCCAATCGTTTATCGAATACAATATACAGGACGTTGAGATTGTTGACAAGCTTGAAGACAAGATGAAACTGATCGAGCTATGTCTTACGATGGCATATGATGGTAAGGTAAACTATACCGATGTTCTAGGTTCTGTTAGGTACTGGGATGTAGTCATATACAACCATCTGAGAGAACAGAAGATAGTCATACCTCAGAAGATTTCTCAAGAGAAACCAGAGCAGTTTGAGGGTGCTTATGTAAAAGACCCTCAAGTGGGTATGCACAATTGGGTTATGTCGTTTGACCTTAACTCGCTTTATCCACACTTGATAATGCAATATAACATATCACCAGAGACACTAGTACCTAATTGTAAAAAGGTAGATGGTTTGGTTGATAAGATACTAGACCTTAAAGTAAAGAACACAACACCTTACTGCATGACACCAAACGGTGCTTTTTTTCGTAAGGACAAGCGAGGGTTTCTGCCTGAGCTGATGGAGAACATGTACAATGACAGAGTTAAATATAAAAAACTTATGTTACAGGCTGAACAAGAATACGAGAACACTAAGGACAAGTCTCTTCTCAAGGATATCTCAAGATACAACAACATCCAGATGGCGAAGAAGATATCTCTCAACTCGGCGTATGGTGCTATTGGGAATAATTGGTTTAGGTATTTCGATCTGTTGGTCGCTACTGCAATTACAACGTCTGGTCAGTTATCTATACGGTGGATTGAAAAGGCCCTTAATGTATATCTTAACAAACTACTCAATACCACAAAAGTTGACTACGTTATTGCAAGTGATACAGATTCGGTGTATATCACTTTTGATGAGTTGGTTAATAAGGTGTTTAAGGAAGGAACGGACACTAAAAAGATCGTCAATTTCTTGGATACAATTGCAAAAGAGAAGTTGGAACCTTTTATCAATAACAGCTATGAAGCACTTGCTAAGGAAATGAACGCATATGACCAGAAGATGGTCATGGCGAGAGAGGTGATCGCTGATAAGGGAATATGGACTGCTAAGAAGCGTTACATCCTTAACGTACACGATAGTGAGGGTGTAAGGTACAAAGAACCAAAACTAAAGATCATGGGTATCGAAGCAGTCAAGTCAAGTACGCCTGCACCTTGTAGAGAGAAGATCAAAGAAGCACTCAAGATCATAATAGGCGGCGATGAGAAAATGCTAAATACCTTTATACAGGAGTTTAGAGAAGAGTTTATGTTGTTGTCACCAGAAGAGATCGCATTTCCCCGTAGTTGTAATGGTATAAAGAAGTTCGCTGGAGAGTCTAGCTTATTTCGTAAGGGAGCTCCTATGCATGTCAAAGGAGCCCTGTTATATAATTTTTTGATTAAGAAGAATAAACTGTCTGGTAAATTCCCCTTCATAAATGAAGGAGACAAGGTGCGATTCGTGAACATGAAGCAACCCAACATATATCAGTCCAGTGCGTTCTCTTTTATCACTTCTTTTCCAAAGGAACTTGACATAAGAGACAGAATAGACTATGATGTACAATTCACTAAGAGCTTCGTTGAACCTCTTAAATTCATTACTGAAAAGATGAATTGGTTGATTGATAACAGTTATGGTACACAAGGAACACTGGAGGACTTTTTTAATTGAGATATAATAGATACACGCTAGACGAGCTCAAGGAATCTTCTGATCGTAAAAGGTTCTCATACATTTCATTCTTTGCAGGTGGTGGTGGTTCATCATGCGGTTATAAACTGGCTGGTGGTGATGCACGTTTCGTCAATGAGTTTCAACAAGTCGCAGTAGATACCTATCTTGCGAACTGGCCAGGAACTCCACACATCTGTGGTGATATCAAAAATGTCACTGGCCAACAGATTATGGAGATGACAGGACTCAAGAAATATGAACTGGATATCCTTGATGGTAGTCCACCTTGCCCACCCTTTAGTATGTCTGGTACTAAGAAGAAGGGCTGGAATAAAGAGAAGATGGCTTATGGTATGAAGCAGAAGAACATCGAAGACCTGACATGGGAGATGATTCGAATTGCTGGTGAGATGATGCCGAAGGTTATTATATGCGAGAACGTCAAGGGCCTGACTATGGACTATGCAAAACAACACCTTGATCGCATGGTTACAGACTTCGAAGCACTTGGATATACCACCACATATAAGGTACTGAATGGAATACACTATGGTGTTCCACAGAAACGTCAACGTGTTTTCATAGTATCAGTACGCAATGATGTACTGGATGATATAGAAATGCCGTGGATGCTTATTTCATCTCTATTTCCAGAGGGTGCAAATGAAGAACCCACAATAGAGGATGCCATTGGTGATCTGCGTCTAGACAATGAGAATAGTGTTGAGGCCCATGAGTTGCGTGAGTCTATGTTGAAGAGTGCAAAGTATAAATGGCTCAAACGACTAACTAAGAATCCTGCAAAAGTTGTATCAGTAGGTGATGATGTAGTTGGGCCTTGGTATGATAAGGTGATTGCACATAGAAAGAAGTGGGGTAAGGAAGTGCCAGAGAAGAAAACATCATTCTTTCAGTCTCGCAGGGTTCCTTGGAATCAAGCATCACATACATTATCAGAACAAGGATTACAGACGAGTCTAGCAGTCCATCTTCATCCAGAAGAGGATCGTGGTTATACTGTTAAAGAATCTACAAGGATCATGGGTCTGCCTGAAGATTACGTAAATACGGGTACATTGAACGAACGTCTTGCACGAATTGGTTTAATGGTGGCCCCTCCCATGATGAAATATGTTGCAGAATCTATCTACGAAAAAGTATTGGAGCCATACAATGAAACACATAACAGCAAAAATTGATCTAGGTGAGAAAGAGACATTCTCTAGGTGGAATGGTAAGTTCTATACAGAGGACGATCTGAATGAAGTTGTTCACGTAACTGAAGACACAGCAGTATATCGTCCAGACTCCACCCTTGACGGAGAAGGTGTTCCCATTGCCTATGTGATTACCAATGTATTTCCTAATGATGATATACGTAATGAACTATATGCGATAGAGGAAACATCAGTCATGAGGGCAAATGCAGCAGGCCCTATAGACCCTGTAGAGATGAAGAAGAAGGGACTGATAGAGGGAGAACACTATAAACTTCGCTCACCCAACTCTTACCATACTCGTACTAAGTCTGGTGGCTGGGGTATGATAGCATATGCAAATTCTATAAATTCAGTTATGATTGGCGCAAAGCGAGGACGGTTCACGGGAGCCCTTAATATCTCCAATGAGAAGATGTGGCACAAACTAAAAGACTTATCAATATACCATGAAGAGGCAATGAAGAAAGCGAACCCAGATATATATCTACGGCAGAGTAAATTTGCAGAGGAAACTATAGAGGAAAAGTATCGACAAGGAATGATAACAACCCTCAGTGCAAATCGGTATAGTGCTATGCAGTCTAAGGCTATGTCTATTCATTCTGATGGTAAGGATGTAGAGTATACCACGATGTGCTGCTTTCGTCAAGGGGAATATACAGGTGCATATCTGTCATTTCCACGCTGGGGTGTAGGACTTGACTTACCAGACAATTCAGTGTGTATTGCAGACAGTAAAAGTCTTCATGGAGTCACACCAATATATGGGTCAGGACAACGATTTACCACAGTTGCATACACAGACAGATCATGTGCAACTATAGGTAATATGGGTAAGTCAGAGAGGCTTATCGGAAAATACGCAAAGAAAGAATCTGGAAGTTTAGAGGAGTTTTTAGGATGAAATTATTAATTATGGGATTGCCAGGAGCAGGTAAGACTTGGTTAGGACAACGACTAGGTAAGCAATTCTCTATTCCTTATTGGGATGCAGATGATGTACGAATGATTTACAATAATTGGGATTTCTCTCAACAGGGCAGAGAGATTCAATCTATGCGTATGCGAAAACTTGCAGAGGTAGACCCTATAAGTATTAGTGGGTTTGTTTGCCCCTTGCCTGGTTATAGAACCTTTTTCATGGCAGATAAAACTATATGGATGGATACAATTGATAAATCAGAATATGAAGACACAAACAAACTCTTTATTCCCCCAACAACATACGATTTAAGGATAACGAAATGGATAGACGAAAACCAACTGTACAAATGCTTGGGAGATATCAACCTTGGCACGATGGACACACAGAACTTTTCAAACGAGCTCATTCTAAAACTGGACAAGTGTGCATCTTGATTCGTGATACTGGTGAAGGGTTTCACAATAGAGATCATATGATTGGAAAACTTACGGTTGCTGGGTTTTCTATGTGGAAAGACTATGAGATTATAGATGTGCCTAATATCGTAGATATCACCTATGGTAGAGATGTAGGATATACCTTTTCAGAAGAAAGACTAGACCCAGAGATAGAACGTATGTCAGCAACTAGATTACGTAAGGTATACAATCAGTGATAATTTTTAAATATGTAAGATGGAAGAATTTTTTATCTACTGGAAATAATTTTACAGAAATAGAATTAGATAGAAATTCTACTACTCTTATTATAGGCGAGAATGGTGCAGGCAAATCTACTATTCTTGATGCTCTTTGTTTTGGTCTGTTTGGTAAACCATTTCGTCCTATCAACAAATCTCAGCTGATCAATTCTGTCAATGCGGCAGGGTCTGTGGTTGAGG